CGAACTCCATCATGTCGAACATGATGAGCGCTTCCTGGGCTCTCTCCGGGTTGAACACGCCCAGTCGGTAGAGCTCCTTCGCCGTCTCGTTGAGGGAGAGCTGGGAGAAGGGGTTGCGCTTCTCCGGGCGCACCTTGATGTCAAAGACAGGTCTGCGGAACTTGGGCACGTAGGTGGGCTCCAGCTCCTGCCCCTCGTAGTCGGGAGGCATAAGCTGGTCTTTGATGCCGATGTTGGAGTACTCCACGAACTCGTAGCCACCAGGCATCTGTCCGGTGATGCGGAAGGTGCGCACCTCGTCATAGAACTGGCGGATGAGCTCGATGCACAGGTAGTTGACCCGTGTATAGGCTCTGTATGCCGCAGAAATCATGTCGCGGCTGGACTTGTTGCCAGCCTCCTGCAAGGCGGCAATAGCGGCGGCGGCAGTCACGCCGGAGCCGGTGGAGCCGCTGTTCACATCGCGGTTGGCGGCAGTCTCCTTGAGCTCGTCAATCTTCATCTGGAGCACCGTGACATAGATGCTGTCCAGGGGGTTCATCACGAGCTGCTTGAGCTTTGTGTCATCAAGGGTGTTGCCCTCTACGTGGATGATGGGTCTGCTCCAGTCGGCAAACTCCTTCTCATTGATGCCGGTGTTCTGCGCCACGAAGTATCTGGGGCGCGTGCTCATCATGGCGTTTTCGAGGATGTTCTGCCCCAGCTTGTCGATGTAGAGCTGAGGGTCTTTCGTGATAGCCACGTAGCCAAAGCCCACAGGGGTGCCCTTCTCTGGGAAAAGGGTGTCGAACACCACGGGGTACTCGCCGTGGTCATAGAAGCCGTTGGAGTATGCCTCCTCGTTCTCGCTGGCAAAGAGCAGGCAGTCGCCGCAGAACTTCATGTAGTGCAGGACGGTCCTGCCGTTGGGAGCCTTGACCTTGTAGTAGCAGTCCACCACCAGCGCCTTGTCGCTGATGTCCACGTCATCGTCGTAGATATACTGCTTCACGTCGATGACATTGCCGCCCAGCTTGCCCTTGAACTGGGGATACGCCTGCTCCAGCAGGTCGATGTCCCACAGGTCTACCACGAACAGATTGCGGCTTTTCTGGATGTCGGTGATACCAGGCTCCCAGAAGATGTTGAGCAGGTCGATGGAGCGGATGTCGATGTCGCCCAGACCATTCTCCAGCGAGGGGTTCCAGAACACGCCGTATGCAGCGGTGCCGTGCTTGAGCTTCTCCCACCAGTTGTCAGAGTAGGTCTGCTCGAAGCCGTTGCGCTCGATGATGACGGGCAGGATGGAGCTGAGGGTCTTGGCATCCTCCTCGTCGCCCTTCTCTCTGGGCAGCACGTTGGGCTCCGGGTAGTTGTCGCAGGCGTCGGCGTGCTTATTCATAATGGCATTGAACAGCCACGCGCTGGTAGGCTCCGGTCTGGGAGCTTCGCCTTCCTTTGGCTTGCGGTTGCGGCGGATGACCTCCCAGTGGTTTCTCTTGTACCACTCCTCATCCTCCACCAGACGGCTCTCCAAATTGCTCTTGCCGTCCTTGTAGTCTTTGAGAGTGGCAATAGCCTTTGCCACCTCATCCTTGCCGATGCGCGGCTTGCCTTCGGATGCCAGCAGGAGCGCCGCGCCGCTGTCGTTGGTGCCGGGGTTCTTGGCGAAGGAGGGCTCTCCCATAGGCTCGCCGGTCCTGCTCTGGGGCTTGAGGAAGGGCTTGCCGCCAGTCCCGGCGTTCAGCTCCTCGTCGTTGCGTCTGAAAAATCCCATTGTCATAACCTCCTGTAAAATTCGTATTTGTCGTATCTCGTCTCGTCCTCGGTTTCGAGGGGGTTGTACGGCTTCGGCTTCGGCGGCTCCACGGGTCTGGGGGAGATGGGGTTCTCCATGCAGACGTAGCGCAGCTCATCGTAGATATGGTCTTCTCCATCCGTGTCTACGTCTTCCACGTAGGTCTCGTCGTAGACCAGGTTGGGGACCGTGCGGATGAAGCACGGGCAGTTGTTGAACACATAGAGCATAGGCACGCCTTCCTCGTCGAAGGCAAGGCGGTGATGCACCTGCATCTTTCCGTTGATGCGCTGGTTGTCGCCCTTGTCCCAGCTCACTCTCTCCCGTTCCATCAGCTCCGCCACGCTCTCGGTGCCGCTCTCATTGAAGATGGCAGGGTCAGCCACGCCGTATATCTTCCTGCCTCTGAGGTTGGGGTCTTCCTCCTCGATGCGCTTTATCTCGTGCGCCACCTTCGTCGGCTCCCACTTGACGCCGTTGTTCGGTGTGCCCGTCCAGCCGTAGAGCTCGCGGATGCGGTAAAGCCTGCGGTCGTGGTCAACGGCATACCAGCCAACAGAGAAGGGGCGAGAGTAGCCCCAGTCGAAGCCGCGCCAGATGCGCCAGTCCTTCGGGATGAGGAAGGGGTCGATGACGTGGGTGAAGCGTCTGTCCTTGTAGTGGTCTGGGTCGTTCCGCCACTCGGTGAACACCTGCCCGGAGAAGCTGTCCCAGTCTCCGTAGAGCAGAGCGTTCCGCTCCGCCTCCGGCATGGATGCAAGTCTCTGGACGTAGAGAGGGTCGTTCTGGAGCAGCGCCGCGTTGTCGAACACGCTGGAGGGGACGAAGATGCGGCTCTGCTTTGCGCTGTGCTCGTTGCCCTCCGGGTCGCGCCAGCGCGTCTCCTCCCAGATGGTGCGCATGGGCTTGGATGCTGTGATAAAGCGCTCCTTCACCCAGCCATGTCCTACGCCGCCGGGGTTTGCCGTAGCTCGGATATATACCCGTGTCCCTGGACCGTTGGGACGGTTTCGGGAGAACAGATAGCTGTATTCCTCCCAGGTGAAGTGTGTGAGCTCGTCGAAGGCGATGAAGTCATACGCCTGTCCCTGGTATTTGGTCTTGTCCTTTGCGTACTGCATGGAGCCGAAGATTATCTTTGCTCCGCTGGGGAATGTCCAGGTGTGTGCCTGGGCGTTGTATCGTGCCTTCGGGAACGCCTGGGGGTAGTAGTTGAGGCTCTTGTCTATCAGTTCCGCGAGTTGAGGGAAAGTCTTTCGCAGGATGAGCCCCTTGTAGTGGGGGATGTTGATTTGCCGCAGGGCTTCGATGACCAGAGCGTCGCTCTTGCCTCCGCCGGCTGCTCCGCCGTACAGCGCCTCATATTCCGGTCTCGCCATAAAAGCAAGTTGTCTCGGTTGGGGAGTCCATACTGTCCTACTCATCTGGCTCCACCTCCGCACTCACCGGTGGCATGAAGATGATGCCGCCTTCATCTGCCGCAGGAGGCTCCGGCTTCGGGTCTCTCTGCCAGCGGTCGGGCTTGCGGTTGACCAGATAGAATATCATGGCGTTGGTATCGGCAGGAACGTGGACTTCATCATAGCCCGTCACCAGCTTCTCCACCTCGCGTATCTTCCGTCCCGTGTTCTCGTCATACTCCGTTACCTTCACCTTGAAGGTCTTTGCCACCTTCGCCGTGTATCCCACGGAGCGACGGAACAGAGCCGCCTCCACCTCCTCATCGGGCACCTCGCACGCCTGCGCGTAAGCGGCCGAAAGTGCCGAATACCTCTCGTCACCCTTCTCACCGTCATCCAGGTACTTCCGGAAGGTGGAGTAGGCGATTTTCAGCTTGGAGGCAATCTCCTTTGCCGTGGCACCCTCTTTTGCCCACTTGGTTATCTTGTCGAGGTTCGGCAACACGTGGGTCTCGTACTTGCTCTTGCTCTGGGGCTTCCTGTTTTTCGCTGTGTTCTTCTTTTCCGTTCCCATGTCGGTGCCGTCCCTCCTTTTCCTTCGATATTTGGTCTCCAGATAGAAGCATAGCAGTCTTTTCCGAAAATTGCGTCAAGAGAGCTCTGCCTAATTTTTTCATGTGAAACATCATCCCAGGAGAGAGAGGGGGTAGGGGGAGAGACCCTCTCTCCCTCTCCTCAGAGAGAAAAAGAAAATATAAAAAGAAAAAGAGAGAGGGGTTCTCCCTCTCTCCCATAAGCGCCTCAGCGGTCTATTTCGTATGTCATGCCGTAGCGTCTGCGCTGGCATCTGGAGCAGTTGACCTTCTGGTCTACACCGCGGCGGACGGGGCGCAGTATCTTTCCCTCAGCCTCCAACTCGCAGGCGCACGGTCTGCATAGGTCGAGCTGCTCCGGCTCCTGCGGCGCGTTCTCCTCGCGCATCGGGCACCACTTGGGCGATGTCTTGGTCTGCAAGGCCTTTGTGCCCACCTCCGTGTAGCAGATAAAGCCTGCCATCCTGGGGCTCCTGGGGCACACGCGGTTGAAGGTCTCGACGGCGGCTTTGTGC